CATCGGGTGAGAGTGGCAACGCCGCCGCATCGGGTGAGAGGGGCAACGCCGCCGCATCCGGTGAGAGTGGCAACGCCGCCGCATCCGGTTGGAGGGGCAACGCCGCCGCATCCGGTTGGAGGGGCACGGCTGTCGTAACCGGCTTCGCTGGGAGAGCGACCGCATTGGGCGAACAGTGCCTTGCTGTGGCATGGGGCGAAGATAGCCTTGCAAGAGGCACTGTGGGCAACTGGATTGTCGTTTCTGAGCGTGACGATGATGGCAACATCATTGATGTCAAAATTGCAAAGGTGGACGGCGATACCGTCAAGGCGGACACATGGTACAAACTGGTGAACGGCGAGATCATGGAGGCTTAGTAATGTATTTGTGTGATTATTGTGGGGCGGCGTTCCAGTCGTTGGATTACATCGAGGAAAAATCCGATGAGTGCGGAAACAGCATAATTTATGTCTGCCCAGAGTGCGGAGAGGAGATTATCCCCGGAGAAGCGGATGAATGTCCTGTTTGCCACGGCTGGAAGCCGATGAAGTCTGCTATGTGCCACAAGTGCGAGCTGGAAACAATCGGAAATTTCAAGCTGGCTATACGGAAGTTCTCCGATGTGCAGCTTGATTATATTTCCGAGCTGACGGAGGGTGAGTATCTCTCGGAGTTTTTGCATAAGGGGGGCTTGGGATGATAAACGGCGTCCTCCGGTACATAAAAGCTACAGTGGAAATCCCATTCCCAGAGGGAAAAATGTGCTGTACCCTCTGCCCACTTTTGGAGACGTATTCGCGAAATCAATGCCGCCGCACGGGGGAGTATTTGCTGGACACACGAATCGTCGGGGCATATTGCCCGCTACAAGTTGTTGATGAGGAGAAAACCGAATGATGAATATCTACGAGAAAATCGCTGCAATCATGCAGGATGTCCAGTATTTGGCAAAGGACGATCATGTAGAGTTTGGCAGCACCAAATACAAGGCACTGAGCGAGGAGAAAGTAACCTCCATCATGCGTGCGGAACTGCTGAAACACAAACTGGTTGTATACCCCATCGCACAGACAGCTGTGAGAACTGGGAACATTACCCATGTAGATGTGATTTACCGCATGGTCAACGTGGAAAACCCGGAGGAATACATCGAGATTGCATCCTGCGGAGATGGCGCAGACACACAAGACAAGGGCAGCGGCAAGGCCATGACCTATGCGTTTAAGTATATGTGGCTGCGGACCTTTGCGCTTCCCACCGGCGAGGACCCGGACAAAATTTCCTCCGCCGAGCTGGACGAGAAGGAGCGGAACGCCGCTCCGGTGTGTGAGCGATGTGGAGCTGACATTGTGTCCGTCAAGAAGCGCAACGGCGAAATGTGGACGGTAAAGGACATGGTTAAGTACTCCAAGGGCCGCTACGGAGCGCAGATGTGCGCCGACTGCATGAAGGCCGCGAAGAAGGAGCAGGGCAATGTTGCAGGCTGATGTGACCGCCGCACGGTGGCAGCAGGACAGCGATGGGGCGTGGCTGTGCCTCCGGGTGCAGTCCCCCACCTCTGCAATGACCATCTGTGACGAGATGAAGCCGGACAAGCAGTATGTGGCGCAGATCAAGCGCAAGGGCAGGAGCCTTGACGCAAATGCTTATGCGTGGGTTTTGCTGGATAAACTGGCGGCACACTATGGGATTCCGAGGAATGATGTGTACCGGAAAGAAATCAGGATCATCGGTGGTGTGAGCGATGTCGTGTGCATGGTATCAAAGGCGGCGGACGAGTTCTGCCGCAGATGGGAGGCGAAAGGAACCGGCTGGATGGCGGAACAAGGGCCAAGCAAAATTCCTGGCTGCGTGAACGTGGCGGTTTGGTACGGCTCAAGCACCTACGACACAGAGCAGATGTCACGGCTGATTGACCAGATCGTTTCCGATTGCCGAGAAGCTGGAATCGAGACTATGACACCGCAGAAGTTGGATGCGCTAAAATCCCGCTGGGGCGAAGCTCAGCCGCTGGGAGGTGATAAAGGTGACTGATGAAAGACGGTGTTTTCTGTGCGGCAGAAATGGCGCAAGTGAACCGCTGGAGCGGCACCACATCTTCGGCGGTGCGTACCGAAACAAGAGCGAGAAATACGGCCTTGTGGTGTATCTCTGCGGCGAACGATGCCACAGGAACGGTGGAAACGCTGTACACCGAAACGGGAATCAAATGCGTCTGCTTCGCCGATACGGTCAGTTAAAGGCCATGCAGGAACAGAGATGGACAGAAGATGACTTCCGCCGTGAATTTGGAAAAAGCTATTTGTAAGGAGGAAAACGATGGTAAACAGAATGATTTTGCAGGGGCGGCTTTGCTCTGACCCCGAATTGCGCCGCACCAACAGCGGAACAGCGGTGTGCAGTTTCCGGGTGGCGTGGAGTGAGAAGGTAAAGGACAGAGAAACGAAGCTGTTTCTCCCATGCGTGGCATGGCAGAGCACGGCAGAGATGATTTGCAAGCACTTTTCTAAGGGCAAGGAGATCATCGTGGAGGGCAAACTTTCCAGCCGGGAATACGAGGATAACAGCGGCAACAAGCGCACGGTGGTGGAGCTGACGGCGGACCGGGTACATTTCTGCGGCAGCAAGGACAGCGCACCACAGAAGCCCGCACAGACATTCGAGGAGATTTCCGAGGACGACGGCGATTTTCCGTTCTAATTGGAGGTGACGAGGGATGACATTTGACGCGATTATCTACGATGCCGATAGCATCCGAGACGCACTTTCCGATTCTCTTACTAACAATGTCTTACGAATTGATGATCTTTCGGAGGAGGATGCAGGGCAGTTAGCCAGCATTTTTACGGATCACGGAATCGGTATTTGCCTACTTCCGCGCAAGGAGTAAGTGCATGGCTGATATGACATACATCAAGCTGTTCATCGATTACTTAGATGCGATAGAGCCGCTCGGTGACGCAGAGAGGGGGCGGCTTTTCACTTCCTTGTTGATTTATGCAAGGACGGGCGAAGCCCCGCAGCTCGGCGGGAACGAACGGTTTTTATTCCCGATGATGCGGGCGCAGATAGATCGAGACAACTCCGCAATGGATAGTTTATCCGACGCACGAAGCGAAGCCGGAAGAAAGGGGGCAGAAGCAAAGCAAGCAAATGCCAGATTTGCCAAGCAAAACAAGCAAATGCAAGATTTGCCAAGCAAAACAAGCAAAGACAAAGACAAAGACAAAGACAAAGACAAAGACAAAGACAACAGCGCGTCGCCGTTTGAATTGTTTTGGGCGGCATATCCCCGAAAAGTCGGAAAGCAGGCCGCAAAGAAAGCATTTTCCAAGGTTTCTGTGCCGGTTAAAACGCTTATCGATGCCGTCAACAGTCAGAAAAACAGCGAACAGTGGCGCAGGGATAACGGTCAATACATCCCAAACCCAGCCACATGGCTGAATCAAGGCCGATGGGATGATGTGCTGACGGAGGCCGGAGCGCAACCAACGAAGGAGGAATACCATGTCGGAATATGGCTGTGACATCTGCGGCGGGCTGGGCTACACCGTCCGGCGCACGGAAAGCGGAGAGCTGGTGAGCAGAACCTGCAAATGCGAGATCATCCGCCGAAGCAGGATGCGCATGGAGCGTTCTGGGCTGGCCGGTCTGCTGGACAGTTGCACATTCGGGACATTCCAAACGCGGGAGTATTGGCAACAGGCCGCAAAACAGGCGGCGGAGAAGTATTTGACCGACTGGAAGGGCAAGTGGTTTTTCATCGGCGGCTCTCCCGGCACTGGGAAAACCCACCTGTGTACGGCGATTTGCGCCAAGCTGATGGACGGCGGAATCCCTGTCCGGTATGTGCAATGGCGGGGAGATATTCCGGCAATCAAGGCAAAGGTAAACGATGCGGAAGCATACGCCGAAGCCATGCAGCCGCTGAAAACCGTCCGTGCGCTGTATATCGACGATTTTCTCAAGGGGAGCGTAACGGATGCCGACAAAAACATCGCCTTTGACCTGCTGAATGCCAGGTATATCAAACCGGACGCAATCACGATCATCTCCACGGAGCTGACCATTGACCGCATTTTGAGCTGGGATGAAGCCATCGGCAGCAGAATCAACCAGAGGGCGAGGGATTATATGCTGAACATCGGTAAAAAGCAGAATTGGAGGCTGAAATGAAAGTTTTGGTTGCCTGCGAAGAATCGCAGGAGGTATGCAAAGCGTTCCGCGCATTGGGGCATGAGGCATATTCTTGCGACATTCAGGAGCCGTCCGGCGGACACCCAGAGTGGCATATTCTGGACGATGCCGTGGACGTTGTCAATAGACCTGGGTTTATTACCACAATGGACGGCGCAACGCATATTGTTACTTGGGATTTGCTGATCGCACACCCGCCGTGCACATACCTCAGCAATGCAGGCGCGCGGCACTTGTGGAAAGGGCATCAACTGCAAGCGGACAGGGTAATGCTCGGAATAAAGGCACGTGACTTTTTCATGGAGTTTTATCGTGCCGATATACCGCTTGTGGCGGTTGAGAATCCTGTACCGAGCAAGCTTTTTGTAATGCCGGAATACTCGCAAATTATCCAGCCATATCAATTTGGACATCCGTACACTAAAAGAACGTGCTTATGGTTGAGAAATTTACCACCGTTGGAGCCGACCAATATTGTTGAGCCGACAGCAACATGGTGTCCGAGCGGTAGCTACAGCCATAAGCACGGGAAACAGCATAAAGGTATGTTTACCACGGATAGGGCCAAAAACCGCGCAAAGACCTTCCCCGGCATCGCCAGAGCAATGGCGGAGCAGTGGGGCGGATTGGAGGAATGACATTGCGGAACGAAGCTTTGTTTTCCAGCGATAAGAATTTCTGGGAAACGCCGCAAAAGTTGTTTGACGAACTGGACGCGGAGTTTCATTTCACGCTGGACGCTGCCGCCAGTGACGAAAACCACAAGTGCGCGCGGTATTTCACGCAAAATGATGATGGTTTGCGGCAAAATTGGGAGGGCGAAACGGTGTTTTGTAACCCGCCCTACGGGAACAAGGAAACCGGACTGTGGACGGAAAAATGCTACCGCGAGGGACAGAAGCCGGGGACAACGGTTGTTCTACTGATTCCTGCGCGGACAGACAGAGCCAGCTTTCACGACTATGTTTTGGGCAATGCGGAAATTCGATTCCTGCGAGGTAGGCTGAAATTTGAGCTGGACGGAAAGCCGATGGGAACGGCGCCGTTTCCCAGCATGATTGCCATTTGGCGAGGAGGAATGACATGACCACATTACGCATGATTTCCGGCATTACATACACCCGGAAAAATCTTGAAGCATTGACCGGCATGCCGGACAGAGAGAACCGCCGGATGATACGGGAGCAGAGGCGGCAGGGTGTGCCTATCGTTGCCATGAAAGACGGCGGCTACAAGCTGGCGGAAACGGAGGAAGAAAAGCAAGCCTTACTTTCCATGTACCGCAAGCGGGCATTGGACGAGCTGGGGACATACCGCCGCCTTGCCAGAGCTATGCAGGTGGACGGGCAGATGGAGATGGGAGGTGGAAATGGAACGGTTTAACACTCCGCTGACGAAAGAGGCGGCGAAATCACTGCTGGCTTTGGATTTAGAGGACAAGGTGATTACCAGCTACGAGAAGCTGGACGAGTGGTACACCGCGTGGGGCGGCCAGTGTTATGTGTCATTTTCCGGAGGAAAGGACAGTACGGTGCTTTCATATCTGGCTGCAAGGTATCTATCGTCGTTCCGCACACCTCCGTGGCCGCTGAATCTTGTGTTTGTCAACACAGGCCTTGAGTACCCGGAGATACAGAAGTTTGTCAATGAGTACGCAGATTGGCTGCGGAAGGAGTTCCCTCGCGTGACCGTCAACCTCCACCGCCTGCGTCCGAAGCTCAACATCCGGCAGGTGTTGACAAGGTACGGCTATCCCGTCATCGGCAAAAAGCAGGCGCGTTTTATCCGCGATCTGCAAAACGCGCACGGGCAAAACGATGCAACGGTCAATCTGTATCTGACCGGCTACAACCGGCAGGGCGTGTACTGCTCGACGATGAAACTGGCGGACAAGTGGCATTATCTCAAGGATGCGCCGTTCCATATTAGCGAGCAGTGCTGCGACGTGATGAAAAAAGCACCCGCCAAGCGATACGAAGCTACGAGCGGATGTGTGCCGTTTACCGCGATGATGGCGAGCGAGAGCCAGCAGCGCGAAAAAGAGTGGAAGCGCACGGGCTGCAACGCCTTCGATGGAAAGCGCCCCATGAGCAAGCCTATGAGCTTCTGGACAGATCAGGACGTGCTTGCGTTCCTGAAAGACGAAAACATCCCGTATTGCAGCGTATACGGCGACATCGTGACGAGCGACGGCGAGAATGATTATCCGTCGACGCTCATCGAAAAGCCGCTGCACTGCACTGGCTGCCAGAGAACGGGGTGTGTTTTCTGCGGATTTGGAGCGCACCTCGAAAAGGGCGAAAACCGCTTTGAGCGCATGAAACACACACACCCGAAGCACTACGAATTCTGCATCGGCGGTGGGGCGTATGACCCTGTGGACGGCTTGTGGAAGCCCACTGAAAAGGGGCTTGGATACGCCAGAGTATTGGACTACATCGGAGTGAGGTATTGAAATGAGCATAAAAATTACCATACCCCTGCCGCCGGTTACAAAGAAAAACAGCCAGCGCATTATGCACAGCAGCAAGACAGGGAAATCGTTTATCATGCCGTCGCAGAAGTACATCGATTACGAGGCAAAGGCCGTGTGGTACTGCAAAAAGGCTGGTGTGCATGAGCCGATAGATTACCCCGTGGAGGTTAAATGCCTGTTTTATATGCCAACCAGGCGGCGGGTGGATTTAACCAATCTGCTGGAGGCTGTGGACGATGTGCTGGTCAAGGCGCGGGTGCTGCTGGACGACCACTGCGGCATTATTGTCAGCCATGACGGGAGCCGGGTGCTGTACGACAAGGAAAATCCACGCACGGAGGTGAGCATAACCGCCTATGAATGATTTTGACTATGACATCGTGCAGAAAAAGCGTGTTGCAAGAGGGGCGTTTGCCCATGTGAACCGCAAGCGTGGGAAATGCAGATTGCCCAGTGATTACCTCACTGCGGCACAAAAGAGGGAGATGAACGGGAAAATGAAAACATACAACGCCACACGGCCTATGCCTTGGGAAGATTTCAAGGCGATGCCGGACGACATTAAGCGGGAATATCTACGGAATATGCAGTCTTGCGGCGGTGCAGCTACATACCTTGCGGAAGAAATGGGCTGTTGCAGTGCCACCATCATAGAGTGTGGGAAAAAACTGGGGGTGCCGTTTGTGCGAGGTGGTCGGAACTTTAACTTGTGGCAAAAGAAACTATCAGAGTGGCACACATCCGAAGTGGTGGAAGAAACGCCAGAAAAACAGTCCGATGGACCAACGCCGGTGCGAAGTGCAGGACCGTTGCACGTGCGAAGTGCAGAACTGCTTCACGCACGGCTGACCATACGGGGAGGCCGGGAAAGTGTTTTGCAAAATCTACGCATGCTTATGCCGGATGAATGTGAAGTCACGGTTGAGTGGTGAGAGGAGGAAAAAACTTGTGAAGGAGCATATTACCACTGGAGGGAAGCCGCTTTGCTGGACTTGTAGAAAAGCGTATGGAAAATGCTCATGGACAGAAGTAGACTACACGAAAAAGGGCTGGCCTATACGATTTGAGCCGGTAAAGGGGTGGAATGCAATCCCGACAAAAAATGAAAAATACACATCATTTTTGGTGGTAAGTTGCCCAGAGTACGATCCTGATGATAGAAAGGAGGATACACATGACGGCAGATTTTGCGGGTATGGGGAAGCGCCTGCGGGCGGCGAGAGAGAAGGAACTTATGTCGCAGGATGATCTGGCTTTGGAATCTGGTGTAGCACCATCGACGATCAGCCATATTGAGTGTGGACACAGCACCGCGTCGGTGTGGGTGCTGGCACATATCTGTGATGCGCTTGGGGTATCTATGCAATGGATGATGGTATACGGGAGAGGAAGAAAATGAGCAGAAAGAGCATATTTACAGTTGTCGGAGGTGCGGCCCTTGGGCTGCTGATTGCCGCCGGGATATTGTGGGTGGAGCCACTTGCCGCAGAAGCGGAATATGTGGAGGAGCAAGAACCTGTTTCCCCGCTGGTGGCGGAAGTAATCCGCCAAGAAACGCCACAGAAAGCCGCCTACACGCACGAAAGTACCATGACCGTGACAGCATACTGCCCCTGCGAAAAATGCTGTGGAGCGTATTCAAACGGCTATACAGCCACAGGAGCGAAAGCAACACAGGGCGTGACCATCGCTACCGACCCCGATGTGATACCGTTGGGGACAGAGGTTGAGATCGATGGGCATATCTACATAGCGCAGGATGTGGGCGGAGCAGTCAGCGGAAACCGCATTGACCTGTACTTTGATAGCCACGATGACGCACTCCAATGGGGTGTGCAGGAAAAGACGGCGAGGTGGAACGGATGATGGAACAGATTACATTTGATGGAAATTTCTGCGACATTTCGCAGTGCCGGGAGCTGCCTTGCCAGCATGGCGGGAACTGCTCACAAAAGCAAGTGTGGGAGCGGCTGAAAGCCTACGAGGACACGGGTCTGACGCCGGGAGAAGTCCACAGTATGTCGGGAGAGTGGCGCACAATGATGTCAGTGCTGAACAGCATCGGAGGAGGTTATGACCGCCTGCGGGAGCTGGCAGAGGCCGACAAGGACGGGCGGCTGGTGGTGCTTCCGTGCAAGGTGGGCCAGCGGGTGTTCGCCTTGCTGGACACGGATAAGCATATAAGCGAGTGCGAGGTCAAGCAGATTGGTATGGGCAATAAAATCGGCTTTATTGGCCTTGAGCCAATAGGAGCCAGAGGGCGGGAGTATGGCATATCGCTAAACGGATTTGGCAAAACCGTATTCCTGACCCGCGAGGAGGCGGAGAAAGCATTGGAGGCGATGAAGGATGAGTAAGGCCGTTATGATAAGCATCCGCCCGAAGTGGTGCGAGAAGATCGTCAACGGCGAAAAGACGATTGAGGTGCGAAAGACCCGCCCGAAGCTGGAAACGCCGTTTAAGTGCTATATCTACGAAACGCAGGGCAGAACGGACACTCCGTGGGTAGATAAAGATGGGCATATGATTTTTGCCGGAAGAGGGCAGGTTATCGGCGAGTTTGTATGTGATTGTGTCACGCCCCTGTATAATGTTTGCACGGATGATTGGAAGAGGCTGACCGGAGGACTTCACCGTATAGAAAAGGAGCTTGTCAATCAGGCGTGCCTTACAGAAGCGCAGCTCCACACATACGCAGGTGGGAAGAATTGCTTTGCGTGGCACATCTCCGACCTGAAAATCTACGATACGCCGAAGGAATTGAGCGAGTTCAAGACGCTATGTAGAGTCGATGCCGATTGCTGTGCCTGCCCTTATTACAACTACACCAAAATGGATTGTGATGGCCGGGTTATCGGTCGCCCACCCCAAAGCTGGTGCTATGTGGAGGCGAAGGAATGAAGCTGACTATTATCTTCAAGGAAGAGATTGAGGAACACATGAAAAAGCAATTCGGGCATTTCACGAATCCGCGGCAGATATACGGTGTGAAGACCGTACACATGGAAGGGGGGTATCTATACTCCACTATTTCGGACACGGTTCGCTGGCGTATGGATGACATTTCCAGATTTTACTGTGAGGAGGGCTGACGATGGCTGAGTACATCGAGAGGAAGAAGCTGGAGGAAGCATTTGATAATGCAGACCCTGACGTCTGTGAAAGTGACATGGACGGGCACAGCGATTGGGGGTTTGGAAGGGAAAATGTCCGAGATGTGATTCGAGGTGTTCCCGCCGCCGATGTGGCCCCGGTGGTGCATGGACGGTGGGGCACGTGCCGGGTCAATCTGGAAACGGGGAATTATGAGGAGCAATGCAC